ATCCTCGGTGAACCTGACCGTCAACAGGATGTTGATTCTCGACACTGAGTTTAGGACGTTCAAGCTGTCGAACATCAATACCGAACGAGTGCGGGCGCAGCTGAATTTCGTTTCTACTCGACCGTAGAAGAGGGAGCTTCCTGTAGCAAGGAAGCTCCCTCTTCTTCGTTCAACGTGTCTACCGTATGTGCAGTCTCTTCTCCTGAAGCAACTCTTGAGTAAGGGTCGGAACCGCCTTCATTACCTCTTCTACCCGTTTCTGGTAAGTGCCCAAAGCTCCGGCCTTGGCGACATGATACGCTAGGGCCTTGCGTAAAATCTTTGGGACCAAGGTATCTAGATCAACGCCTCGGGCGGTGCTCAGTGCAGTAAGAAACGGACTAGGCCTCCCTGTACGTTGGTACTCTCTTGCGTCTGCGTATTGCATCTCCCAAGTAGCGACCTCTTCAGGCGGATAGTCTGCTACAAGGCTGCCCGTTGCCGCCTTCAGCTCTCGCTTAAGGATATCAAGTTGGGCTGCTCTCAACAACTCAGGGGTTAGCTGATCCAGCGGCAGCGCGTGCATCCACCCAACTCCGTTGTGGTAGATTTGCTGACCTTCGCGCTCCGCAGGAGGCCTCCACTTACTTGAACAAGGAGGTGGCGTGTCCGCCGTCACCAGCCCTGTTAGCACAAACGTTTCAGGGCAGTAGGTGTAGTAGATCACCCCCACGCGGTTACCCCTTCAGGATAGAGCCACACATAAGAGAACGTGTTGACACCGATGGTGCCTACGTCTCCAGTGATTTGGATGTGATCACCTGGGTTAACTGGGAAGGTGTACATCCCAGTATTGCCGTCGTCTTTAACGTCGATGATACATATTTGCACGCCGTTCACTATCAGCTGAGCGTTGCCCACGTTGCCGGTCTCTTGCCGGACTGTCGCATAATAGCCGATGCGGTCTGCGGGTACGGTGTAATCCGTAGGGTCGGGAACGCTGATCCGCGTCAGCACTCCAGAGAAAGTGGGATTGATATTGGTCGTGAAGTTCGTGTAGATCGGCGCCGCAGAGACCTTATTGCCGATGTAATCCGCAACTCCCTGAACAGTCATGGTACGCGAGCCCACAGCTCCACCCCGGAAGTTGAAGAGCGCGTCCTTGGACTCGGCTCTAAAAAGCTTACCAGGACCGGTGATCAGAGAAGATTCCCACAACAGGTTGTGCGGAGCCAAAGTGAAGCTAGATCCGAACTGAGACTCAGCTTGCGGAAGCGAAACCTCGCAGTTTCGTAGCCACCACGTTCCCGGGAGAAACGGATCCATAAAGCTACCATGTGTGATCGGGTCATCGTTTGTCTTTATGCCAGCAATAAACTTGACGTCCTCTATTTGTACGTAGGCATTAAGATGCGGCACTAACGCAGGCGCGAGCTGGACCATCTGTCCGTTAGCATCATACGGGTGGAACGGTAGGGCTTGGATAATAGGGGTGACAGCTTGTGCCGCCACTGTCACAAAGGGCGAATCACCGGGGTTGGGCGGTAACGCATCGGAAAGCGGGCCATAGGGTTGAATCAACCAGTGGCCGCCCCTGAACACCGCGCGATTGCTTGGGTCTACGTAGTGTGTCTGTTGTTCGTACAAGAAGATACGACGGTCAATGCCGTTTGCCCCTAGGTTCAGCGCGTACCGAAGAGTCTGTACGGGAGCGGCTCGTGTGCCTGGATTTCCGTCTACGCCGTTCACTGCATCGACATAGATGCTCTGCAGTTCAGGAGGTGCAGTGGTGCCGTAGTAGAGACCGTCCGATCGCTTCTCCAGCAGATTGCCCGGAGTGGACGACAGCTTGACCTTGCTGAGATCCTTGGTGGTGTGAATCCAGACCTGGTTGCCGCTGCTGAAGGCAGTAGGGAATGCCTCAGTGAAGGTGAAGGTCAGTGTGGTTTCATCCACGCTCAGCGTTGCTGTGGAGACTGCACGGAGATAGCCCGCGCTGTTCTCAATCACGTACTCCTTGGAGGTCGACGAAACCAGCTCCTGTACAGAAAGCACAGGATTCAGAGAGCTAGTGGCCACCACTACGGTCGTGGTGCTGCCGGATTGGCACGGGCCTTTATACACTGATTGGTAATTAGTGCCCACCGTCCAATGAGTGTCAGACGCTTGATGGATCAAGGTCGAGTCGCCTTTCGGATCGAGCTCGCGCACCAGAATTGAAGGAATCTCCGGATTGGCAGACAGTGCCGGCGGGTACACGTCCGACCATTTATCGACCTCCCAGATGTCAGGGGGCAGGCAGTTGGTGTTGACCTGGAAGACAGCAACGGATTGCGCCAGCTTGAGCAGGCAGTTGAAGGTATAAGTCGACAGAACGTTGGTGCCCAACGAACTATACTTGATCTGCGGTTCGGCGAATGCCGCTTTGGCGAACATGGCGCCGCCAGTCAGGAACAACGCTACTTCACCGAACTGGAAGGGTCCGGCCTCCGTAGGAATGCGACACACCACATCCAGCGTGTTGTCGCCTACATACCGATAGGTCAGTGGCGTCCCCTCATACAAGAGATCGCCGTTGATGTCGGTATCCGTGGGCAACGGCGTATAGCCATAGGCAGAGCCGATCTTGAATGAAGCGATTTCGATAAATGGGCCAGTAGGAGTTGCCGTGGACGCGGCGGCCAGGCCAACATTCGTGACAATAAGCTGGGGCGTTGTAAAATCAGGCATAATATTCCTTTAATACGTGGTGAGTTTGATCTGGAAGTCGTTGTTCAAGCCGACAGCGACCACTTTGGTTTCGCCGTCATCCAGCTCTGCTACGACCATCATGTTGAAGTTCGCATCGACAGCCTGAAGCACGAGATTGTAGTTGGCGATCTCGTAGAAGAACTGCTGGAGAGTCAGAATGTCGATGCCCTTGAGACCTCCCTCGGCCACTATCGTGACGTGCGTTGTTGGATACCAAGTACCACCTTCCCATATGGGCGTGCCGATATCCGGATCCCCCTCCGGTAAGAACGACACGTAGTCGGCGGTCCACATGTTGAAGACCCGGAAGTCCGAGGACAGGCAGTAGTTCACAAATTCCATGAAGGCCTGCGTACCCTTCTCAAACCAGTAGATGCCGACGAACCTGGAAATAGTTTGGTAGGCATCGTCCGTGACGATTCCAGCAGTTTGCAGCTTAAGACCTAAAAGGTTCACGGTCTTAACCACCAGATCACGGCTGAACTTCGGCCAGGTATCGCGCGGGATGAGCTCGCCGGCATCGACATAGGTCTCGGTATCAGGGGATTGAGCCCACATGTTCCGGATGTTGGATAAAGTCTCCAGCTCCGCGTCTACCGTCGAGCCATACACTGAGTCCATAGCATCCGTGTAGGCAACGAAGTAGGGGTTCGTTGCCAGATACGGGGGAAGCAAGGTCGACCGCGGAATCTTTATCCCCAGTCTCTTACGTTCTATCGCGGATTCCATAAATGAGATTTCTCACTTCTGCTATCGAGACCAGACAGTCCGGACATTGGTTAATGGTAACGCCGCCTTTTGGTATCTTGCGAAGGCGACTGAGGAAGCGGGCTACCGCCTCCTCGTGGGATGGTGCGTCTTCAACGAAAACGATTTTTCCCTGCTGGTGTGTGAAGATGGTCATGCCAGCCTCGTCGGGGCCCCTTGGATGCGTTGCTGACGCTCTGCGTAGGCAACGTTCACCACCAGGCTGTTAATCTTGTTGTAGCGGATCGGAACATTGGCCGTTCCTGGCGGCGCTGCGCCCGGCGATATGGAGCCGTTGTCTGTGAACTCCAGAGGATCACCTGCGTTGATGGTGGCAAGCAGCCCCACACCTTCGGAGGCTTTCCTGCCGTAGACCTTGTACTGGGCGGCGGTTTCCAGCGGCAGCCACGTGAGCTTGACGGAGTTGCTGCTGCCCATAGCGTTCGTAATCTGCGGGAACACCCAGTTTGCTGGTGGGCCTTCTTCCCCGTCCCCGTTCACTACCGACACGCCGTAGGAGTACGTCAAAGGCGTCAGTGTACCAGTGCCGTTAATGAGCTCAAACTGAAGGCTCGGACTTGGGGGTGCGGTCACGATCATCGGATCGGTGGGCGATTGAACAGTCACGTATGAGACTGCCCCGGGTGCGGCCAGGCGACACGCGTTCTCCAGATCGTAGCCATAGAAGTTGGTCATCAACAGACCACTGCGCGGCGCAAACAACTGCGTGATCTGGGCCTCACACGCAGCCTTGACCTGGGTCAGGATCGCCGTGTTGAAGCAATAGACAGTGACCTCGATGTCTCGTAAGACGGGCACAGGGTCTTGGAAGACAAAGCGGCAGGCGTACATCGTGACCGTTTGCAAGTAGTTGACGTAGTCCTTCTTCTGCTGCTGCGACCACGGGGTGGTGGTCAAGGCACTGATACGGATCACGTTCATCCACTCCAGCGCCATAGGGTTGATGTCACGTTGAGCCTGCGTGACCGAGTCGATGATGCCTGGATAGGTTCCGATGGTGGCCAGATACTGCGACTTCGTAACCGCCGACGAGTAGGTACCGAAGGCGCCGCTACTCAGATTCTTGTAGGTCTGGATCGGCTGCTCGTCGCCACCTCCCGTGGGGTTCGACGTGGCCTTGCCGGTGATCTCCGGATGTGCATCGACTGTCACGGGCTTATTGATCAGCGTCTGGTTCGCGCCGTCGGCGCCCTCGGTGATTGCGTACTGAATGATGACCATGTCCGTGACCTGCGGAGTATATCCGTAGAGTTCGGATCCGAACACCACCAGCAGTCGACCGTCGGCAGTCGTAAGGTCAGCGTATGCCGGCAAGTTCTTGTAGTTCCACAGAGTGCCAAACGACTTGTCGATCAGAGTGCTATTGATGAAGACACGCACGTCCTGGTCGGAAACGGTGAAGCTGTCGTCGTTGCTCAGGAAGGTCTGACGTGGGGAACCCAAGCCATTCATGCCGAAGGCCAGCACGCGACCCTGGAACAGCGTGAAGGACAGTGGGACATTCGCCGTGAAGAACAATTGCTCGCGATTGAAGTAGTACTGCCCGCCGATCATGAACTGAGTCATTGAATTCAGCGTCTGGGTCGATGTAGAGGTCATGGTGACCTCGATGCTGGCCGGCAGCTTGCGCGTCATGCGCAGACCCTGCATCTGGGTGATGCTGCGGATGGCCGAGTCGGACTGCGCGGTTTCGGCAAACGCATCCTCGGAAGCCCTGATGTTCTTGCCTTCCATGAAGGTACCGACAGCAGAGACGAGCTCGACCAACGTTTGGCTCGTCTGAGTCGTCAGCGTGCCCTTCCACACGTCCACGTTGTTCAGGTAGGTCTGGAATGACTCCACGAAGTCATTGAAGTCAGCCGCCTGTGGCGGGATCGTAAGCACTGTTGTCATGTTTGTGGTCCTGCTTGTTCAGTGAACCTGATGTCCAGCGGTTCCTTGGTGAGAGTATCGATGCCGTAGATACGAACTTCGTATCCAGGTATCAGCGTGTTTGGCTTGATAGACGACTTTGCGTAATCGAGTTGAATACGCGGCTCCCAGCGTGCGATGGCCTGGATCATGGCAATGCGCATCTTGGCCGCAGTGATCGCGTCAATCGGCTCCTGGAGGAACTGACGCCATTCCGAACCGTACTCGGGTTGGAAGGTTTTGCCGCGTTCTCCGATGCTGCAGTTGAAAAGGTTCGTCAAGGACGAATAGACGATGGCCAGAGAATCGGGGATGCGATCCGGCAGATTGTTCTGGGTCACCAGAGTGTTCACGTCAATCCAGGACGCCCCGGAGAGCGAGAGCTCAAACGGTGTAGGTGTCGGCATTTTATGTCCTCAAATGAAATTCTATACTATGCTAGTGATGATGCCATCTTGTACTGTCACGATCTTGTTTTCCTTAGAAGTGAACACGCCGGTAGCACCGTTGCCGGCGGACAGGATTCCGCTCGAAGACGTGCTCGGTGCGTTAAGGCTAATGCTCCCGCCACTTATCGTAACCAGCGCGCCGCCGCTTATGGTAATCGTCGGAGCGTTCAATGAGATCGAGCTACCCGCAGTTTCTGTAATGGTGTCGGCGGTCAAGCTGGCCGCACTTTGGACACTTTGGGTCAGGTTCCCCTGAATGTTAGCTGTGCTGTTCCCTTGAACAGTCGTGTCTTGGTTACCCTGAACGGTCTTCGTGGAGTCGCCACCGACGGTCGTGGTCTCGTTGCCGACGATATCATCGGTGGAGTCCTTCGCCACATGCAGGTTCAGGTCCCCGTCACCATCGTACTTGAGGGTCGTCCCTGATTGGTGCGTGAACTCCCAGGCACCTGTCTCGTAGTTGACGAAGAGCTCGGAGCCGCCAGGATCTTTGAAGCCCCAGGTCTTCGGATTACTGAACTTCGGATTCGCGTGGGCCTTCAGATACTCATCAGCCTCATAAACCGGATAGTTCGGATCGCCGTCCTGAAAGCGAATGCGCACTGGCGATCCCACTGCTGGGCTGCCGTACACGCCATAGCCGTTACCCTGTCCGAACGGGCTGTGCTTGGAAGGCAGGCACCACGGGATCGGACCCTGATCCGAGTCAAGCACATTCGGAACCTTGACCTTGATGCGCGCCACTCCATCGGGATCGTTGTTTTCCACGACCTCACCGATTATGTAGCCTCCATACTTATCGTCTTCGGCTGCGTCCTGCAGCCGGTCGTTAACTGAGTTTATTGTCATTGTGGTACCTCATTCGTTCCGTGCCTGCACATCCCGATTTTCTCGGAGTACTGCGCGCCTTGCACATAAATGGCGCGGCCTGTGACAGTGTAGACGCCGCTGTTCGGCACGTCCTGCTTGGTCGTCTCCGTCTGCACTGCAAGGTTCACGCGATCTCCTAGCTTGACATCGTTGACATCTACCATCAGTGCTTCGACGCCGTAGCTGAACAGGTTGCGATAGCGAAGATTCTGATAGTCGGCCTTCTCGTAGTTGTCGTGGACGTTGCCTGCATCGATTGGCCCAAACCGCACAGCACCACGCTGTAGTCGATCTCCCAGATCCCGATTGTAGTGCGCGTTCTTCACGTCAGGCGTAAAGCTCAGGGCCTTAATGAAGGTTTGAGTCTCGTCTGCCGTGACCGACTGGGATACCCGCATGCTGTTGTAACCAGTAAGGGCGTTGTTCAGCCCGCTTGAAGCGTTGGCTTGAATGTCCGAAGCGGTCAGTGCGTCTTCGGCGTAGGTATACGCCAAGATCTTGACTTGCGGCTCGGGCAAGTCGTTGACGTTTTTGAGCCTCAGAGTCCCATCCAGATCAACGCACAGGATCATGCAGCTGGTGTCGGTCACCCATGCGTGATCGCAGATATCCTTGGCCCACGCTCGATAAGTACGGTTGCGAGGCACCCAGATCTGCGAATCGTTGGTACCTGTCCCATCGTACTTGAGGCCGCAGATACTCGCCACTTCAGATAGCACGTTGTCCGCAGTGCCTTCGATGGCTCTGAGTGCTGTCCCCGCCCAATAGAGTGGGGCGTCCCAGTAGCCGTAGATCGTCCACCTCCAGCACCCGCCGGTGAACACCCGCTGACTGTTGAACTTGCGGAACTGGTAAGTCCGACTGTTCTTGCCGTTGGGTTTGATGACTACTCTGATGGGCGCCCCATCGAGCAGCCCAATGCGGTCGATAATGTGCTGCACATCGTCAAGCTGTAGGCCGACGATGGGAAGTGAATGACGAGTCGTGGTGGCGATGTGCAACCAGTTCAAGAGGTTGATGGC